TTCCCTGGGATCAAAGTTAACCTCGTGATTTTCTCCACCTACATCAAATGCCACTTTGAATATTTCCCCATCAACACCGGCCACAGCAGCGTCAATCCCAAAAGCCCTTTCAAAAATTGCCGCTATTGGCCCAATCGCCTCATCTACTGCCTCCTCATTATCTTCCTCTTCTGCTTCGTTGTCTGGAATCTCGGGCACCGGTGCGTCTGGATTGTTTGCTTCCGTCGCCTCAATCAAATCATCCAAACGCGATTCTATGCCGGATACATCCGTAGTGCCGCCACCAGACCCATTTTCCTCTATCTCATTCAACAGCCATTCCGAAATCTGATTTGGATTATTCAAATGAATTACGCAAACTTGATTTGCATTATCCGCAAGCTTCCACGTCACATGCGAAATATAATTGAACGCATGGAAAAACTGGGTGGTCAATTCGGGTTGCAGCGGATTCTCACGATACGCATAAACGATGATCTCTGCCCCCGGCTTAACAGCAGAATTGTAATCTCCAAACGGCAAAAGCCCGTAACCCGCTTTCATTGACTCTCCAGCCCCCAGGTAACCAGACTTCATCTTGCCAGCCGGTCGCCCGCCGTGTTCATTGATTAACTCAGAATACCAGTAAAGAGCCGTTGAGCCAGAATCATTTGAAATTACTAAGTCTAAAGCCTTAGTCGAGTAAGCTCCGAAGAATACAGAACATAAAGAAAAAGCCAATAACCAACGCGAATAAAGCTTCTGTTTCCACATCTTAAAACTAAATTTGAAACCGCCTCCCAACCTCACGGTTGAGGTGGATCAGGAGGCAGCTTCATTTCTAAAGGGCATAACACCAGTTAGAAATTTTTGGGATTACTTGCGAATACCCTTGATGATTCTGACAACAATGTAGAATCCTATAATGGTAACACTCAAAGCCGCCACTGTACCAAATACAGTCTCAGCAGTCGTGACCAGGGCTGCTGCATCAGCAGCGGCATCAGCATACACGCCTTGTGTTGCGACAAAAAGACCCGTAGCTGCTAAAGCAAGCTTGGCCCGTAGTTTCATGAAGTAGTTCATTTTATTATTTTTCCTTATTTTGTTCTAAGATCCCGCTAAAACGGGCGTAGGAATAACGGTGCATGTCGCGTACCCGCTTGTCTATAGGGGCTTCCACCCTACAAATTTTGCTCCGCAATCCGTATTCTAAAACATCCATAAAGCTCAAATAAATCCGACCTTCCCAGTGATAAACGTTAATTTTTTTATGCTCAATGGCATAATATATCGTGTTGATTTTCATGCCCAAAAAACGAGATGCATCAGCTTGTGATATCATCCCGCCTTCTAAAAGATTGGCCAGCAACCAATTATTCGAATTCTCTATTTTATATCGGTGCACAACATTCCCATCAAGAAACCCAACCCGCGCGCACGCCTGGCGGCGCGTGCGCGGGTCGGGGCCCGTCGCTGGATAACCAACGGCTTTAAGATCGTGAAGCCCTTACCTCAATGACCGGTATGTACGGCGATCCCCTTAAGTTGCCGACGATAGCATTTCATTGCCGACTTACTGAACTCTACATGGCGGAACCGATCAGCTCCAAATCGATTCATTTCGTATTCATTTTGAAGCTTAGTTATGTATTCTTGAACGCCCGTAGTATTGCAAGGCCTGCAGTTAGCTAACCCGTAGCCAAGCTGCTCCCAGATACCCTTAAGTTGATACCCGGTAGTCTTTGTGACCAGACTCGTCTTGTGGAAATTGATAAGACAGTGAAAATGCTGGCGGCCGCCCCGCCCTTCTTCCCATCTCTTGATGAACCGAAAAGAATTCGTGTGCACCTTGAAAGCTTTGAGGCACTTCCGGTGCCAATGTCTGAACCTGTGAAACTGAACGCGGGCCGATGGATTTCTCCACCGACCCACGCCTTTTGATGTATGAGTAAGCGTCACGAAGTAATCCCACCGAATACGACCTAGAAGGAATCCTTCTGGAGCTGGACGCTTACTTCCCATCCACAATCCTCCCTCGAAGATAATAAGAACTCTTATCTTCCTTCACCGGCCCCAACCCAGTGATCGCAAACTTGTAAACCTGTCCGGCTTTGACGTTGTCCCCTGGCTCTTTGCGATACTTAAGGAATGCCGTCATAATGTTGTCCACACTATTATCCATAAACGTTACAGACGTGAACGGCTTGAAGTCCGGTTTGTTCGCAGACAGATCTACGTTCTCAATACTTAAACACTTTAGTTCTACTACCATTTTGTTATGCCCTTCTTTTTATTATGTTAATCGCCGCATAATATATGTTATATGCAGTTACTTCCGACTTCCATTTAACCTCACAAAAGCAAGCACTTCCGCCTTTGTGGTTTTTCCATTTCCGTCGAAATCAGCATCTTTTACCATAATTGGCATTATATGAACATTGTTATCCACAGTCGGCGCGGCCGGTGCGCCGACTAACAATGTGCAAACGAATAAAGCAGAAAAGATTAGATTGGTTTTCATGGTGAGAAGATCCTATTCACATTTAGGTAGCCAAATTCGTATCTGTAAAGGGTTCCATCTGCCCCCTCGCAATGCTGGCTCAATACTCGCTTTAAACCGCCATTGTCAAGGGATAACCGAGAAAAATCAGAAAGAATCACAAAAAAGTTCTTTGTGCCAGAATGAAATCCCCAACCTGTTACCACCTTATCACTGTACATATCCACAATCTCAGGTTCCAATTTAACTTCCACTGGAGGCTGGAAGTCAACTTTTTGACTTCCATTTACATCATCTAGAACATGTCCCTTTATTTTTTCTACCACCATCTTATCCACAGAAGTTTTTGCAGTTACTAACCTATCCTTTGCCAGGGACGGAATCAGCTTTACAGGAATCCAAAAAGCTAAACCCGCAATAACCAAAACTATGACAATTGCCACCCACCAGGGTAAGCCCTTCCTCTTGTCCTTCCCGACATCGCCTTGTAAGCCTTCTTTTTTTGCCAACCCCACCCCACGTTCAGTCTCATAGCAATCTGCCTGTTTCAGATCCAACGTAAACGCGCTTGTTTCCAACGCATCACTGTTCGAAGCCCCACTAGGCATATTCAAAAACGTATTTCGCGAAAACATATTAGGCTGTTTGAAACAGAAGAATTTCTCCATTCCATGATTTCGCAAAACTGAAAAGTCCTGGGCGAGCCCTCTGAATTGTGAATCAACCTGTTTCGGCTGTTGAGAAATCATAATGACATCATCACCCAACTTCCGATGTTGAGTCGCATAGAACATAACCGCCCTTCCCAGTTCCATCCATTGCCTGGCACCGAACACAATGTGAACCTCATCAAGCAGATAATAGACACCCCCGCTTTGCGCCCCGTCGATGTCGTACCCAATAGACCGGCCCTTCTCGTCAAGCTCCTCATCCAAGTAGACCGGCTGCCCCGCACTATCTGCCTGGCGAATCCTATAAAAGTTTTTTAGATGTTCCTTCTCCTTATCCCCGCAAAAATCCACCAACCGATCCAAAAGCCCAAATCCTTCTCCGTATTCCTCATGCAAATAGGTGTTGAGTTCGTTTGGCTTGAGCGGGAAGTTTGTGCAGATTTTCCGGTTTGTTCCTCGCAACTCTGCGACCAGGAGACGCATGCAATACAAACCCTTCCCTGCCCCTGGTCTCCCCGAAATGAAATGAATGCTCATGTGTTATGCCCTTAGCTCTCTGCGTTCGCGGCCATCTGCCCTTGCTGCGTGAAAAGAGAGAGCACTTTTCTCGATGCAATTCCTTGAATCCACCCAAGACACCCTAAGGTCCTTCCGTTCTATAAGGAATTTTGTTTACCCTAGATTTGCGGTGACTGCTTTCCGATGTTCTTAACTATCCGGAACACGATAAGAACAGTAAAAAGGCTTACAGCCAATCCTACGCCCATTAACGTCAACTCCAAAGGCGACTTCGCCAGGCTAAATTCCGAAACATCTGCAACCACTAAAGTTCCCCATTCACTAACAACCACGGCTTCAGAAGGACCAGTCCAGGTGCCGTTCCTGTAAATCAAAACTTCCCCCCCGTTAGTAGTCAGTGAAGAAGCCCCAGGGGGGAAGACATAGGAGCGGCCATCATGTGTAGCAGAAACGACCGCACCCGTGTAATTCTCGATTTCAAGCATTAGCGAACTTGATAATTGTGGTACATCCCATCCAGATCGTATGACCCGTAATCCGGACGATCATATACGTAAAAACACAACTTAAAATGCACGTAACCGGAATGATCATATCCAAAAATACAAGGATCTGCTGTCCACTAACTCCACCCCAGGCAGAATGCTCGCCCGTGATCACCTGGTCTGATGCTACAAACTCAGAAACAGCGGATCCACCAACCATTGTTACTATTAAAGCAACAACAATTGTTATGAATGTTATAAGACACAACATTATAATCCCAGCATTTACCGCAGATGTGGCAAGATTCGCATTCGTCCCAAGCACAGCTTCCCCAGATGTTCCACTTGGATTTGTCAAGGCTAACGAAGCAACTTTTTTTTCATACCAGTTCCACAAATAATTGATCAAAAGATAAAACGCAAAACTGCAAATCAATGCCTTGAACAATTGTGACCCAGCCATCATCAACGGTTTTTCCCTGGGATCAAAGTTAACCTCGTGATTTTCTCCACCTACATCAAATGCCACTTTGAATATTTCCCCATCAACACCGGCCACAGCAGCGTCAATCCCAAAAGCCCTTTCAAAAATTGCCGCTATAGGCCCAATCGCCTCATCTACTG